ATCGCATTGCTCGATTTTGTATTCCTCAATGATTTCGCCATTGCACATCAATCGCGCTTTCATCTCTTGAGGATAAATGATTTCCACAAAGTCGCTCATAGCTGTGGCTCCCATTTTCCGGTTGATCGCAAAACATACCAACGGGGCGTGCATTGATTATCTTTGTTTTTTTCTGTGCAAAAGTAGCCGCCCCATGATTTTGGTGCTTCGGGCTTACTTTGATTCCAACGCATCGACCCATGGCGGCACTCTGGTGCAACTGGTGATTCCTCGGATGATCCAAATGATGGTGTCCCAGCTTGTTCAGCTTCGGCAGCTGTTTGGTAACTCGGAACATCGCCATGCTTTGTGCTCCAATAGTCATAATCGGCTGCCGGTGTTTCAGACTTGACCAATGCCATGACCTCTTTTGTGGCCTTTTCTGTGTTGCCCATAACCAAGGCCATCACGCGCATCAAAGCTGATGTGCAAGAATCCTCAACCATCCACCGCTTCATTTTGTCCGGATAAGCTGCAAGATAGCCGTATGCATAATCAATGCCGGCTGGATCAATTTCGGTTTGATTGCGCCATGCTTTGGCTTGCACAAGCACATAGCCTTTTTCTGCATTAAATTCAATGATGTGAGCTTCTAGCCGACCTTGTGGAAATGTCGCAATCCATCGATCCGTGCGCTCTTTGTTGCCTTCGTACCCATCCATAAATGTGGACATCATTTGACCTTCCGATCAGCTGATACCGCGTGTCGTGCTACGGCTCGGCCTCTTGTATAGCCTTGTCGCTCGCCTTCCTTAAAACCTACCGAATAAGCCATGACAGCCCAAAAGGCTCCAGCGATCAAACACATGATCACAATTGATGCTTCGTTCATTGTATTGCTCCCGATTCGGGAACTACTGTGCTTCGCTCCCAAAAGAGAGAGTGACAGGCAAATGCGACAAATTCAAGAATCACGCTCAAATCATGGCGTGTCGCTACCGGTTAAACGCCTTTCAATGCTTTTTTCATATTCTGATTTTGTGGTTTTATCTTTAAGGCCATTAGATGCCAAAACTCCACCCAACGACCCGGTGAGAAAGATCGCCAAGGTTTTCAGTAGATCGATGAAAGCTGCATCATTGGGAGCTTGTGCTCCAATTGGCTGAGTAACAAAGATCAATGCGTAAGTGATCCCCAAAGTGACAATAAGAAACACAATGGCCAGCACCGAGCCAATGAGAAACATCAAACGAGCTTTGATGTCCTCTTGACTTAACCGCTCTTTACTCTTTGAAGCCATCGCCAATCAAATCCTCCGTACAGGTACCAGTCACTTTGCATTGCGGTTTTAAGCATTCCGGGTTTTCCCAGTTTTCATGCAATTGGCATGGGTATCGCACCCAGCCTTGATAACCACACCCGGCAAGGCTTAGCGAAAGGATCAAAGCTAAACCTGCCGCGCGTAGTTTCGGGATCATTTCCCCGTTGATCCGAAAGCTTTGTCAGCTGGATTGAGCCAGCGCAAAATGACCGGCACAACAGCTGCCACGCCACCCATTGCCATTGCCTTGATGTCTCCGCCAGCCATGTACACGGCCAAAGCTGCTGCTAGATATGAGCGACCCCATGAGGCCGCTATTGCTTTTGCTTGATCCATTAGTTCTCTCCTTTTGGTCGATCCGGTAAATCACCGGCAAACGGCTCATAATTAGGTCGGCCGTAACCCACCACAAATGAGCGTGCTCCCAAAGCTCTTGATTTGACCATGACTTCGCCACCATTGCGCTGATCGCCGCCGCCTGATGTGTTGCCTTCGATGGTCACAATTTGTTTTTCCGAAACCCGGATCACTAAGCCAATGTGATTGATGGTTGTTTTGTCATCGACTATAAAATCGAAAAACACAAAATCACCAATCTTTGGCGTGGAGTGCCATTGCTTAGCCTTTTGAAATGCCTCAGCTCCAGCACGAGTGCTGACAACATTTGGCACCTTGACCCCGGCTGTTGATGAGCACCAGTTTAAGAAACTTCCGCACCATGGCAGCTTGTCGGCTTTCATAAATTTGCCGTACTTCGTCTCATTGTTGCCTGTTTCAATCGTGCCAACCTCAGCGAGCGCAACCTGAATCAAGCGAGGCAATGTGCCTTGTGGAAAATTACTCATCACCGGTGTCAATCGGTGTGGATTGTTCCGCTTCAGGATTTAGATAGCGTTGGTAGTCTGAATTGGCTTCGTCCATTGGAATAGACAAAACGCGACCATCGCCAAGTTCAGCCCAAATACTGTCAGGCTTGCCGTCTGTCTTAATAACTGTATATGTGATTGGCATTGTGTCTCCTAGAGTTCTGCTGAAAAGCCTAGATAAGCCGAAGCGTTATTGGTCGCAATTTGTCCTGCTTGACCAGCGGTGCCGCTTACTTGCGAAGCATTGAATAAGTTTGTGCCAGTTGTCGAAGCGTATGAAATTGTAAAAGAGTTAAAGCCATCCGCTCCACCATTTCTATAAAAGGTGTAATAGTCAGTACCAGTTGTTTGATCAATAGTTGGTGTTGTTCTCATCGTTACTGGGAATTGAATCATACAATCTACTTCAGAAGCAGAATAGTAAGCACCATTTCCAACCATCTTGCTAGTACCTGAAGCGTGTAGATAGTAATAACGTTGCGCCGCGGAAAGTTCTCCTTGGATTGTTCCTGTTGCAGTTTGGAAAGCGGTAGCAACTGAACCTGCTTCTAGTTGCGCGCCCCAAAAATCAAAAGTTCCTGACTGGATACCGATTGAGTTTGCTCTGCTAGCGAAAGAAGTTCCAGCAGAAACCCAAAAAGTTACTGCAAGTGCTGAACTTGTGCCTATAGTTTGTCCGCTAATTGATGGAATAGATACAGTCTTTGTGTACCTTGTCCAAGAAGTTGAAAGCGTTACAGTTCCGCCGTTTATGTATGTTGGACCGCTTCCACCGCTGCCGAATAATTGCAGCAATTCGATTGAAACTACTGGAGTTCCTGATGTTGTTTTTGCCCAAAAAGAGAAAGTTACTGTTTGCCCAGCAAAAGTTCTAACATCCTCGATTGGTTGATCAAGTGATGTATAAACTCCAGCACCACTTTGACCAGCCGTGACAATACGAGCAAAGTTTCTTCCTTCGTAACCAGCAACAGGCGCAGCACCAGGCGTGAAAGTTTGTGCGGAATAAGTTCCGCCACCTGATGCATACATACGCCATCTATCGAAACCAAAACCGCCATCTGTTGTTTGACTTGTCAGATTTCTTTGATTTACATAAAAGTCACCATTGATCAACTTATTTTTACCCGCTGCAAAATTGGCGTTGTAGCGCAAACCTGTTGAAGTGGAACTATCTGCTACAAGTGTATCTCCGTTAGAACCAGCTGCGAGATTATCAAAAGTCGCTGATCCTGTGCCAACAATTAAATCACCTTTAGCTGTGATCTCGGTTGCCATTGAGTTTGTAATTGTTACAGCACCGGATGTACCACCACCTGAAATACCAGTACCAGCTGTGACTGCTGTGATGTCACCGACATCATTTGTGATCCATGCAAAGTCCATGTCTGCATTTGATGCTTTTGCAAGAATTTGGCCAGTTGTGCCACCTTCTAAATCGACCAATGAAGCATCAATGGCATCGCCAAGTGCCTCAATTGCTGTTGCGCCATCTTTGACCAAATCGGTGCTTGTTGGCACCGGCCAGCCAAAATTGGGAGTTGTAGTTGCCATTTATGCCACCGATCCGATCGCGTTTTCCCATGTAAGAGTTGGGTTGATTGTATTCCAAGACTCCAAAGCAGACACCTGATTCCATCGGAGTGTCACTTGGGAGAATTCAATTGGTGATGCGTTGATGCTGATTGACAAAGCGTTATATGTCGAGCGAAATGTCCAGCCTTCGACATAGCCTTGAAAAGTCGTATTTACAATATTTGCTGGCAAATCCGTGATTTCAAGCGGTAAGCCCATGAATATGTTAAGCAAATCATCGCGATCTGCATCATCGATCTCGGGTGATCCCAATGGGAATTCGATCGAGTCAAAAAAAGCGCGTGGATAGGCTTTGAGCTGCAAACGCCTTTCCGCAACGGCCAAAGCCTCAGCTGCATTTTCTAAATTGGTATCAAAGATTTCTGCAAATTTGCCGTATTGAGAAATGGAGGCCAAATCGCTCACATCGATCTTTGAGTTTTTGTAGTTCAAAGTAATGTAATTCCGGACATCGCCTGACCGAGTAATTGACTTTAACCCAACCCCAATTGATGTGTTAGCTGAGATTGTGGTGTATCCATTGGCCGCCAAATAGTTTTGCCTGTGTAATGCATCGGCATACCCAATCCGGCCCGATGAATCCTCGTACATATAACCCAATGCAGATTCGGCAATTTGTGAGGCTATTGTGTAGCTTGAAACAGGATCGGCAGCGCGTGCGACCATTTCATATTGTCCGGGCTGATCAATATCGCCTAAACCTACATTTTCAGCATTAGCCCATGTCGTAGTCGGATCGTAATCCTGCCATTGTAAAGCTGGTGCAACTTCGTTCCAATTGTTAAGCAGCAAATCTGACAAAATGGCATATATCTGATCGCCATCAAAATCTTTTGCCAAAGCCAATTCCCAGTTTGCTCGGGCCAATCGTGCCAAAGCTCCTAAAGCTGTGATTCTTGCAGCTGTGACATAACCGCGCGAACCGGCCGATTGCACCGAAATCTCAAGGTCTGAAATAAAGCCGCCAAACAAATCAACAAATGTTCCGGTTGAATCTTTGATGGAAATCAAAATGTCTGTGCCGACTGTAAATGAATAATCCGTGTTGTCGAAATTGATTAGCTCGACCGAGCAATATCCGGCCACAGGTTGTTCATAGATAGATGTGCGCCCGGATGTAATTCCCAGATTTGCAATGGTTGATGAGCTGTAATCAACGCCATTGATCAAAATCTGATATTCGGGAGACCAAAGGCTCATGCGAAAGCTCCTGAACCTAGCGTGCCACGATAAGTCGAATTGTTAAGGATTGTGACAATTTGGCGTGCTACACCTTCCGGATCAAGCGCGCCATTAACTGTGATGCTAATGCCACCGCCACCACCGCCCATTTTATGATTTGGGATAATGTTGCCGCTGCCCGATGGCGTAAACAACTCAGGCCCACGCTCGCCGACAAGGTATGTGGTGCCAGCCGATACCGGGCCACCGGCAGCTTTACCGCCACCGAAAACCTTGCCGATAATGTCTCCAAGGCCTTGAACCAAAGGATTGTTTTTGACCAAATTGATGAACTCTTTGATTTTGTCAATCACATTGTCAAAGAAATTGATCAATCGTGAAACGCCTGTAATAACTCCCGCAATTGCATCACCGACAACATTGAAAGCCACGCGCAAAACTGTGCCAATTGCTGGCCCCAAATTATCGCGAACAAAGCTTGCTACCGATTTAAACAAGCTAAACAATGGCTGCAAATCTGCTTCGTTATCTGAAATGGCTTTGCTAATGGTGTTGAAAGCATTGCGTAGGCCTGTCAATGCTGGGCCAAAAACATTGGCAAAAAATGGGATCACAAAGTCAAACAAATAACTATACAAAGCTTTAAATGCTGGAATAACAAAATCAGTCAAAATCGATTTGACATTGTTTAATGGAGCCGCCAAATCCTTGCCAATTGAATCGGCCATTTTTGCAAGCTGTGGGATTACCTTGTCCACAAAGATTGTGACCATTGGTGTGATTGCATCAAGAATAAATGAACCAACTGTTTCTTTGCCTTCATCAAATGCAATCTTGAGTCGATCCATTTTGCCTTGAAATGTCTCAGCTTTAACCGATGCCTGATTTTCAAAGGTGTCTGCCAGCTTCTTTGTGATCTCATCCATTGAAAGTGTTTTGAGCGTTGCAGCACTTAGGCCAACACCTAATTTGCCTAAAGCGGCTGTGTTGCCTTCTTGAGCTTTTGCCAGCGCATTTGAAACAGCCTCGAGCGATTTACCGCTACCAGCTGCAATATCGATGGCCAAGCCTTGCAATCTTTGTGCCTTTTCGACATCGCCTGTGGCACGGGCTAAACGCTCAAGCGATGGCCTCAGATCATCATCGGTTACGCCAAAAGCCAATGAGGTTTTGGTGATGTAATCCTCTGTGCTCTTAATTTGAGCATTGGTGGCACCTGTAACATTGCGTAAAGTCAATGCCAGTCTTTCCTGTGCGGCTGCATCTGCAATGGCTGCTTTGACCCCATCAACGGCCAATTTGCCGGCATAAACAGCGGCAGCGGCTCCAGCTGCGGCAAATGCCAATCCTGCCTTTTTGCCAAAATCACTTAGCTTTGACCCGAAAGATTGAACTTCTTTGCTGCCCGTGTCTAAGCTTCTTTTAAGCTGATCGATGTCACCAAGGATTGCCAGCTTTAATGTTCTGGATTGACCGGCCATCACCACTCCTTCAAAATCTTAGAAAACGCTGCTTCCCATTGGGCAATGATATGAGGTTGTTCAGCTCTCAATGTTGGATAAATAAAATATCCTTTTGATCCACCTTTTGGCCCACGGCCTGACCAAATCGGAAATTGCTTAAATTTGCGTGATCCAAATTCATAACCGCCCCAAAGCTGTTGGGTTGTACCGCCACCGCTAAATTTCTGAGATACAAAGCCAAATGAAATTTCACCGATCTTTGATGATTTGCTGACACGCGATCCATCAGCAATTCGACCAGCTGCATTGTTTGGCCTATTTGCTGCCTCGCTTTTAATCTTTGATTGCAGATAGGTTGCTAATCCATTTGAAACACCTTTGGCCTGTGCAACAGCTTGCTCATCCATAGCTTTGAAAGCTTTGATGATGCCGCGCAAATCACTCTTGTCATAAGTGATTGCATCAGTTGCCATTGCGCTTCTCCAATATCTCAAATGCGGTTAAAACATCCTCAGCGGTTTGAAACTCCGATCTTGGCAATCCGGTCGATATTGCTAACTCCCAAAGGAGCCGATTTATGCTTCCGGATTGGTAGCTTTTGGGGTATCAGTCTCTCCCATGTTTATGTCGGTGACTGTTTCACACCACACATCAAATGCTTTGACTGGCTTGCCGCCAGCTTCGCGCTTCATTGCGTGATATGCCAAAAACATCAGATCGGCAATGCCCAGCTTGTCTTGTACTTGCTGGATCGTGTTGCCTGTCTTTTGTTCCCACTTCATCCACTCCGGTGGGAGCGCGGTATATGTCGCGCTCTCCCCGGCCGTGTATTCAATTGTGATTGCTAGTTTCATTTATTTGCTCCCGATTCTGTTTTTAACTAAATGACTCTGTTGGTGTTCCAACGACTGTCAATGTCCATGTGTCGGTGAGTGCTCCTGGAGCAGCTCCACCGGCTGTTGGGAAAATTGGCAATACATTAAAAGTGAAAACCGCGCCTGTTACAGCTGTGAAAGAAACCGCAACTGTTGTGTTTGGTGCTGATTCAGCGTTTGACCACATTGACTCAAACAATGATCCAATGCCGCCTGATGCGCCCCAATCTTGCAAAAGCTCGATTGTAAAAGTCCATTGTGTATCGATCGATTTATAAGCGCGGCCATCGAGTGTTTGATATGTCTCAATGATCGTGTCACATGAAAGCGTGGCCGATGTGGTCTGTGCATCGTATAACTTTGTGTCCAAAGTAAATGACACATCGCGGCCGGTAATGATTGTTGTTGGCATTTTTTTTCTCCTTAATTGGTGTAGTAAGTGCTGACTTGTAAATCGGCCGTGAGGTACTTACCTGCACCGACTTCCAATGGCTGTGGTTGATTGACATTGCCGACTTCGTAACCGACCGGCATTGTGCTGATGATGCTGATCATCAATTGTTCAAGATTGTCCAAAGCTGCCGCGTTGTTAAGGTATGCGACAACGCCTGTGACTGTAAGATTGACTTTGACTCGGGTTGTGCCTTTTCCAATCAAAACGCTTTCAAGATACGGCGCATCCGGGATCAAACAGATGCTTGGTGATGTCATTGTCTCTGGAATTCCGTTGTACACATTGGCAGCAATGGTTGAAAGTGCTGTTTTCAATGGTGTGCGGATTTGGGTTTCGATGGTCATTGGCACATCGTTTCGACATCAATGAAAGGCCCAAGTAATCCGATCACTCTATTTGTTAAGCTGCGGCCGAGCACGAATGGTGACGGCTGAAAATTGTCTGACATGATTTGATTGCCGGGAGCTGTGATGCTCTGAAAAATCTCAACCGCTACAACCAAAATTGCATTTTCAATTGGTGGTGTTGATGCGTACAGCTGTGCTGCGGATGCACCACTCAATGTTGCTGTTGCCGATGGAATAAATGGCAATGGATATGTTCGATCAGCTGCGGCTGTTGCAGCTGTAAATGTATAAGGCTCAATCCGATCATCCGTGACTGTATATGTTCCGTTGTAAGTACCGGCCCCGGTAACTACAACAGATTGCCCCGGCACAAAGTAATTTGGTCGGATTGTGGTGAAATAAATGACGGAATTATCCACATTGGCAAAAGTCACGGATGATTGGTATTGCGTAAGTAAAGGTAAAATCGTTTGCTCAGCAGAATCTATAAAAGAATCAAGCTGCGCATCGGAATACAAAGAAACCGAGACACCAAGAATTGACCTCAGCTGTGAGGCTGTGACTATTGCTGGCATCTCGGTTCCTTTCGTGTCAGTAGCGTTCGGGAGCGACCGCTACCGATAGTGATTTATGGGAGGTTGTTGAATTGTGCACCATTTGGCACCTTGGCAGCTAGTGCGCCATAGCCGTAGTACAAAATGTCAATTGTTCCATCGCTGTTGATGTTGCTGCGTAGCGTAAAGCGTGGTGACTCATACCATGTGTAAGAATCTGGATTGACAACGACCATTGAAGAATCGCCATCAGCTGTTGTTGTACCAGCGTTACCAAATGAGCGTGAAACATAAAGGTTTAAGCCCGGTGAAACTACACCGCGCAATGAATCTCCGCGAACATTTCCAGCTGCGTTTGATGGTTGTGCTGCATTGTAAAGAGGTGCGCCATTGTCGTTGTATCCCATGATGTTTCCCCATTGTGTTGGTGAAACGATCAATGAACGAGCAAAACCAAGTGATGCGCCATAAACAGCTGCGGCTGCCTTTGATGTGTATCCAAGGAATCCGGTTGCTGAATTTGCTGCCTGTGTTGTCACAGTAGTGACGGCCGCTTGCATTTGTGCCAATGCATACTCATCAGTCTCTTTTGCATAAGCAAATTCAAGATTCTGAAGCAAAGCTGTTAGGTACTCTGGCCGGCTTCGGTCAATGAGTTCTACTGTGGAAATGGCACGGCCTTTGAAAGGTTGTACAGAAACAGAAAGAAATGTTGCAGATAGTGATGATTCTGTGATTGCTGTATTTTCAGCAATTGGCAAAACTGTTGGCACAGCTGTGACTTTTGGCAATTCAAATGTCATGCCTTCTGCAACTAATGTCTCACGGCTAATGCCATCGATTGTGCCACGATCAGCATTTGCAAGTGCGTTGATCACCTGTGTGCTTTGCGGTGTTGGAATCATGCCGGGTGCGGTTGATGTTGTGTTATCAGCTGCCTTGACATACTGGCGTGAATCCTCATCATGCAAAACGCTTGCGCGTAGGTAGTGCTCAAGGTATGAAACCTTGTCCACAATTGGTGAGCGTGGTGCTGTGTAGTAAGCCGGGCGTGATGCCTGTACTGGTTCGACTGCTGGAGCTGCTACCGGTTCAACGGCAGGAGCGACTGGTTCGGTAGTGTTGTCCACTTTGTCTCCTTCATTTGGGTTTGTTGTCTCTGTAACTGTTTCAGTTTCAGAATCCTCTGATGCGGCTACTTCCGAAACTCGTGCAGATCGCACGGCCGGTTCAGTAACCAAAGCGACAGCTGTGAGCTGTCCATTGAGCACCTTCATGGTGCCATCCTTTTGCATTTCGTAATTGTCCACAGCCAACTCAATTGAAAATCCATCGCGTAAGCCTTCCATTGCCTCTGTGAGTGCATCGGTGCCAGCTGTGGTGTTAGCAATTTTGAAAGTCGCTGTCATTTCTTTGTCGTTCACACTCATTGCAATGCTTTTGCCAATTCTGCGTGTGTTGTCGTGCTCAAGGTTCAAAAAAACATCTTGTGGCTGGATTGATCCACGAGCAAAAACGACTTTGCCAGTCGATGCATTTGCGTGCTCATTAAAAGCAACAATGCGACCGGTGATTGTGCGTGAATCGGAATCAGCTGCCGTGATTTGCATTGGTGTTGTCAGCTTCATGAGATCATGTCCTCCATTTGTCTAATTTCATCGGTCGTGATCGCCCCGATGTCAAATAAAATCTTGTAAATTTCTGCACGCTCTTTTTCTGATCCGCGCAAGTACGCCTTAAGATCAAATTCAACGCGCTGTGTTGATGGCGTAAAATCTGGCATCGATAAACGGCTGGCAATGCTGTTCATCAGCGGCAAAAGCGAAAAGTCCAACAAAGTTTGACGCGCCGTTTGGGCGTTTGCATAGGTCATGGATGATCCAGTCGGCGCATCAATAAAGTAGGCCGGAATTCCCACGGCTCGTGCTAATTCTGTTGCAATGATTTCGCGTGCAGCGTTTAAGCCGATTTGCTCTGGAGAAAATCCAACTGTTGTCAATTCAACATCGGCATTGAGAAAAGCGGTGCCGCGATTTCTACGAGCTGCTCCCCATGCATCCAAGAGTTTTGCAATGCGATCCGCTGGCAATGCTGTGCCGTTTGATTTCAAAACCATTGATGGCACCGGCTCTTTTGCGTACATTGCAGCTGCTCGCTCAAGCTCTGCACCAGCACGGATTGTGCGACCAGCGCGATTTAATAAACCTTCATCGTTGCCGTAAAACACCACAAGTGATCCAACACCAGTCATTGGCACACGCGATCCATCGACTGTGTAATACTCAATTTGAGTGCCGATTGAGTTCAAGAAAACGCCAACACGATTTGGAGCAACGCGCCACATTTGGCGCACACGGCCTGTTTCTGCAAACAAATCAATTATTTGGAAATACGAAAATCCTGTAAATAGTAAATCCTCACACGCCCACACCCATGATGCTGCTCCTGGCACCCGTTTGTCCGGATCAGAAATCACAACAGGTTGATCAATAATTGCACCTGTATCTTTGTCGCGTGTGATCAAAGGAATTGTCGCGATTGAATTGCAAATCATGTTGCGTGCGCGAGCAATTGCTGGCACGGACATTGCTTCCTCGCGGCTGACAATGTAATCGGCTCCACCAAATGGGAAAAATGCATCCAGCGTTGGAGCTGGCCCAATTTGTGCAGCTACATCAGCACCGCGCGCAACCGCGACAGTTTCAATGGTGCGCTTTCGATCAAATAATCCCATGGGCGCATTTTCTCAAAATGTCAAGGATCAACCCACCAAAATGTCTATTTCCGTTTCTGGGCGTGTCGCAAAGTGTGTGACCAATGCTGATGCTACGGCAGCGGCAACGGCCGTACCGCTGGCACGCCTTCCAATAACCCAGCCACCATCACCTCTACGCAATTGAACAGCTGAAAGAATTTGCTCGGTCAGCTTTGATTGGTTTCGGTGTTTCAAACGCCCGGAATTGATTGCACCCAGTAATTCATCACACGCTTGAGGATAATCCGCATCCATGTCATGAATCGGTATACCGGCCGGCTGCATACGCGATGCAACGGCTCCGGATGTGCGCCTCGAATACAGCAAATACTCGATTGGGTACTTTCGGCAATATGAGGCAGCATCATTGGCAATTGCTCGATCATCAAGCTGAATTGTGTTTTCCCATGTGTGTAACAGCTTTACGACAAATGATTCCGAGCCAAGCTTTTGGGCAGCTACCAATGCAGCATTTTTGCGATCCGGTGAAATATCAATTGCCATCCATGTGAGCTTGTCCTCATCAAGGTCAATTGATTCATCGCCACACTCTTGCCACTCTTTGGCTCCAACAACGCTGGAAATTGTTTGAACCCATCTGTTCAATACCTCGGTCATAATCACATCTGGTGGATCATTGAAAACCGCTCGGATGTTGTCTGGGTGAATAGTGATGCCAAGACCCGGATTGGCAAATGCTGCATTTTCTAGAGTAATTTCATCAGTTGGTGCAGACCACTCAAAATAGCCCACATCATCGCTTGCCCCACTAGCTGCGGCCAATCCTCTTTCGCGCAATTGATTCAAAACGATTGAATGAGAGTCACCGGCCGAGCTAAAACAATTGACCTGTGGATTTTTGGCAGCCATCAAGGTGTACCGCATTGCAGCAAATGTCTCCATATCGTGCAGCTCTCGGATTTCATCCATGTGGATGCTTTCCGGTTTTGATAATCCACGAGCTGCCGATCCTCCAGCTTTGATGATGAACCGATTGCCTTTGAGCGTTTGGATTTCCTCGGCTCCATGTTGCCAGCGGATGCGCTTTACCTGATTGGCCAAATCTGCGTTTTCTTCAATGATCTGCACAATGGCTCGAAATTGCTCCAGCGATGTGACAAGCCGGTGAGCTGTGGACACCTGCAACGATTCATCCCAATGGAAAAGCCCCATCATGATCCGCGCCATCATGTAGGTACTTTTGCCATTTTGCCTTGCAACTGTCGCAACTGAAATTGGATGGAGGTATCTGCCATCGGGCTTGATTTTCAAACTGTGCTCGGCCAACCACTTTTGCCACGGCATAAAACCGCCCGGGATGATCTGCTCAGCGAAATCAATCAATTCAAAGCCGCGTGAAGGCAAATCATTGAGCGGTGAGTGGATTCGTGGAGCTGTTACCGGCAAAAAAACCGATTCCAGCCGATCTGAGACTATTTCAGCCGTTGGGGAATCAACTATGACCTGATCATCACTAATCATGACTTATCGACTCGTTTTGGGGTATAAACATCCCAT